AAGCCGCTGGAGTGCAAAGACGATTGTGGCTGCAAAGATCGCTGCAAGCTGGAGTGGCGCAACCAGGCCGCCCAGCGCAATGTGCAGCGGGCCAACGCTCAAGCCCAGGTGGTTGCCGAGCAGCGCCCGGGTGAAATGATAGTGCTGGCAGCCTCGAACTACGACATGACCACCTGGGATGAGCAGGGGCTAACGGAGCGCACCTATCAGCGCTGGAACAAGTCCATTCGCGGGTCGCTGGAAGGCCTGGTGAACGAGGCGCTGGTAGAGGCTCAGCACATGCTCGAGGCGGTTGGAGTTCTCGCAAGCGAGGCTGCGTAAAAATTTCATAGAAAGGGCTTGCAATATCATGTCGCCATGTCGCAATATTAGCACATCCTGTCATTCCTGCGTGTGTTGAGGATTGACGAGCAGAACCCGGCCATCGCGCCGGGTTTTTTATTGCCCCGAGAGGCCCTCAAGAGTCCCGACCATTACCGATTTTGCTGAACTCCATTTTTTTCAGGACACATGGAACGAATTGATGGCATTCTGATTCTGATAGCTTGCTAAGAAAAACCCATCAGGATTCCGTGATCATGAAAAAAATCATCGCTGCTGCGGTGTTGTCCCTTTTGGCCACCGGTACACAGGCTGCTGACCTGTCTGGCGCAATCGGTGCGACTAGTCAGGGCGGTTTGACCGCTCGCGCAGCTGTAGGCTTTGACTGGGACAAGAGCTGGTTTGAAACTAGCACCGGTCGGTTAACCGGCTACTGGGATGCTGGCTACACCTATTGGGAAGCAGGAGATGCTTCTGGCGGGGCCCACTCGTTGTCCTTTGCACCTGTATTCGTTTATGAATTTGGTAGCGGTGAAGTGAAGCCGTTCATCGAAGCGGGCATTGGGCTCGCAGTGTTCTCCGGTACGTCCGCAGGGGATCAGGATTTCGGCTCGGCTTTCAACTTCGAAGACCGCATTGGCGCAGGCCTGAAGATTGGCGAAACGCAAAAGGTCGGTATCCGGGCAATTCACTACTCCAACGCTGGCATCAAACAACCGAACGACGGCATTGAATCGTACTCGCTTTTCTATAGCCACCGGATTTGATTGGTCGATCTCGTTTCGTCCGCCATGCGCGGACGTTACGGGTTTTAGGCATAGAGTGTTATGCGCACATCGGAAATGCCCAAATCTGCAACCGCCATGGCCAGTTCTTCCTGAGCGACAGGGAGCGGCACGCGCATTGCCGTCACGGGATCTCTATGAGCATGCAGCCGCAGAAGTACAGCAAGAGCGTCACTCTGGCGCAATGACGTCGGCGAATCGCAAACCCAAAATCGGGCACGTCCTTTAAGGTTGTAGTCGATTTTATATTTCATGCGATGCTCGATTTTTTCCAATGAACATCGGTAATGCCGTAGCGCTCAGCCAAGGGCCGCGAGATTTTTTTGAAGTCCGCTGTTCTGAACTTTGGGATTACGCCCACGCCTGCATCACAGGCAGCCCAATGCCACGCTTCCGCGTTATCCATTTTTTCTGTACGGATGATAAAGCTGCGCGCCTCACCATGAAGCTGATACTCAATGAGAAATAGCGATTGGTTGAGCATTTTCCACATCCGATAAGAGGCCGATCCGGTCATCGATTCTTTTAGCGTTCAGATGAAGATAAGGCAAGGTCGATTACCCCACGCCGACTATCTATGCGCCCTACATCATAGTTTGGAGAAAAAATGGACCCGACCGATCTCGGCCCAGGCACAGCCACCTGGCTGGGCGGTACGGGCACTGTCCTGCTGGGCGGCTTCCTCTGGCTGCGCAAATTCCTGTCAAAGGATGCTGCCGATCGGGCAATGGACAATGCCGATATCGGCACCGTGCGCCGCCTGAATGAGCTGCTCGACTCCGAGCGCGAGGCTCGCAAGCTGGCCGAAACGCGCGCCGATCAGTTTGCCCAGGAGCGCAACGAGCTGACCCGATCCATGGGGAAGCTTGAGGGCAACATCCTGGCGCTTACCAGGCAGGTGGAGCAGCTGACCGAGAAGGTCACCAGCCAGAGCGAGGAGATCTCGCGCCTACGTGCCCAACTTGGAGGTGCCCGGTGATGGACAGATGCGCATGGGAATTCATGGCCCGCCGCTGGTGGCGCCGCATCGAGGTGTGGGCCATTGCCCTGCTGCTGGTGGTCGGCGGCGGCTTTGGCGGTTACCAGCTGGCGCAATGGGCGCTGGCCAAGACCTACCTGGAGCAGGTAGCCGAGGTGCGCAGGGCCTACGACGCAGCGACCGAGCAGCGCGACCTGCGCCTGGATGAGCTGGCCAGGCAGACTGGAAGCGCCGCCGCAAAGGCATCGAAGGCAGCAACCACCGCCACGCAGGCCGCCGACAAGGCTGACGAAGCCCTCAACCGAGTACAGAGCGAGGAACGACCTTGATCAAGCTGACCAGCACCAGCGGCAACGATCACTACCTGGCGCCTGCTGCTATCGCTCGTGTAAGCGAGGCCAGCGCCAGCTCTCAGTGGCACGGCATCTGCGCCATCGTCCATACGTTCGATGGACAGACGCTGGAGGTGCGCGAGCGCGCTTCTGACATCGCACGCGAGTGCAGCATGCAGCGGACTGATTGATCCGCGCCACAAAATCGGAATGCGCCGTTTCGTGGCGCGAACATCTGAGGTAATCCCATGACACTTGCTAACACCGTAACCAGTGCCAACATCTCACAGCCGATTCAGCCGCGCATGACGCCAGAGCAGTTCGCCTACTGGCTCAACGGCTTCGCTGAATTGAATGGTGGCGAGCGCCCTACGCCTGAGCAGTGGAAGTCCATTACTGAGCACTTGCAGGCGGTCTTCGTGAAGGTAACCCCGCAGTATGGCCTTCAAAGTGGTGGCGTTGCTCATGCCCAAGCCGTAACGAAGTTGACCAGCAGAGTCGCGGACCAAGGCCAGGCTATCACTAGCCTGCTCTGCTGACATGACCAAGCCGCCTTATACGCCCTGCAAGCTGTATATGGACGGCGCCGATGGCATCGCGGTTGGCGATTACATAACCACAGCAGCCGGTTCGGCCTATCTGGTGCAGACGCTTCGGGTCAGCCGTACCAGGCCAGAGCGCAAGCACATGGACTGCCTGCGCTGGCCGATCGCCGAGGTGCCGCCTGATGCACGGTGCTACCAGCTGACTTGGTACAAGAGATAAGGAATGCCGGCCATGGCCAAGGTTTACTCAACGATCGTCTGCCGCCACCGCTGGTGGTTGAAGTACTACTTGGCTGGCGTGCTGCTCGCGTGTCACCTCACCGGGCGTGATCCTCACCTTGGTCGCGCCACGCGCTGGATAGAGCGCGGCATCGTGATCGAGGTGCGTTGATGGCCAGGCTCAAGACGATCAGCCCCCGCCTACAGGAAGCCGCAAACACTAGGGTCAAGCTGGTAGACCCCAGCAGTTGGCGTAGTGGAATGACCAGCTCGCAGCGCGGATACAACTACAAGTGGCAGAAGGCGAGGGAGCGATATCTCGAAGAACACCCGCTCTGCGTCTACTGCGCTAAGATCGGGCGAACGACCGCCGCCAGCGTTGTTGACCATGTCGTGCCGCACCGGGGTGATCGCGATCTGTTCTGGAATCAGGAAAACTGGCAACCGCTCTGCAAGCCCTGCCACGACACGGTCAAGCAGGCCGAAGAGGCCGCAGGCGTAGTGGGCTGACCGCGCGGCGCACCAAAGAGGTGCCGGCTGTTGGCCGAGGCACGCCAATGACGTGCTGCAAATGGGGTAGGGGGGTCAAAAGCTTGGGATTCTCATCTAGCTAGACCGCTCCCGACCCCACGTACAGATTTTTTTCCCCCACAGGATTTTTGTTAAATGGCTTTAACATCCCGCAAGCGCGCTTTCATCGCCGCGCTGAGGGAAGGTGCGTCCAATCGAGACGCGGCTGTGGCGGCTGGTTATTCGGAGAAGACAGCGTCTGCGGCGGGCTCCCGGCTGGTCAAGGACAAGGATGTCGCAGCTGAGCTGATGAAGCTACGCGCCCTGGGGCTGATGCCCCCAGATGTTAAAGGCGATGTTAAACCGGATGTTAAAGCCAGGCCCGCCGCCAAGGCTGTCAAAGAGCCAGAACCGGGTCATGAATCGCCATCGATACCGGAGGATAACTCCGAGCCGGAACCCGCCGGCTTCGACCTGGCCCAGGCACTCCTGCACCGCGATCCAAAGGACTTTCTCCTGTCGGTGATGAACGACATGGGCAGCGAGCCGAAACTGCGCGTTGACGCGGCAAAGGCGCTGATGCCATTCGTCCATCCACGAAAAGGCGAGAGCGGTAAGAAGGACCAGGCCCAGGCTAATGCAGAGAAAGCGGCCACCGGCAAGTTCGGTACCCGCCGCGGTCCGCTGCAGTCGGTGAAATAATGGAATGGTCAACCGCCTGCCCAGATTGGGAACAGCGCATCGTTGCGCGCCAGAGCCTGATTCCGTTCGAGCCGCTGTTCCCGACAGAGGCTAAGGAAGCCTTGGAAGTGTTCGGGGCGTTGCGCATGGTGGACGCCACTGGCAGTCCATTGATGTGCGAGACCGTGCGTGACTGGGTCAACCAGTTCGTGGCCGCGATCTTCGGGGCCTACGACCCAGATTCAGGCCGGCGCCTTGTCAGTGAGTTCATGCTGCTGATCAGTAAAAAGAACGGCAAGTCGACCATTGCCGCCGGCATCATGCTGACAGCGCTGATCATCAACTGGCGCGCTTCGGGTGAATTCATCATCCTCGCACCGACCAAAGAGATCGCGGACAACTCCTACCTGCCGATCAGGGACATGGTGGCGGCCGACGACGAGCTAAAAGCCTTGCTCAAGGTGCAGGATCACCTGCGCACGGTGACGCACCGGCAGACAAATGCCACGCTCAAGGTAGTAGCAGCAGACAGCGAGACAGTGTCGGGCAAAAAGGCCATCGGCGTGTTCATCGACGAGCTGTGGGTGTTTGGCAAGCGCGCCAATGCTGAGGCGATGCTGCGCGAGGCCACCGGTGGCCTTGCATCCCGGCCGGAGGGATTCATCATCTGGGCCACCACCCAGTCGGATGCCCCGCCGGCCGGCGTGTTCCGGCAGAAGCTGATGTACGCCCGCAAGGTGCGCGACGGCGAGATCGTCGATAAGTCGTTCTTGCCGGTGCTGTATGAATTTCCCAAGGCGATGCTAGACGCCGGCGAACACCGGGACTTCTCTAACGCGTACATCACCAACCCGAATTTGGGGCTGTCGGTTGACGAACCCTTCATCGAGCGTGGGTACGCCCAGGCGCAGCTGGACGGCGAAGAGTCGTTCCGCGGCTTCCTGGCCAAGCACCTGAACGTCGAGATCGGCTTGGCGTTGCTTTCGGATCGCTGGGCGGGTGCTGATTTTTGGGAGACACAGACCTCCGAGCTATGCCGCACGTTGGAAGACCTCATCGACCGCTGCGAAGTGATCGACATCGGTGTCGATGGCGGGGGGCTGGATGACCTGCTTGGCTTTGCAGCACTCGGCCGAGAGCAGGGCACACGGCGCTGGCTGACCTGGACCCATGCCTGGGCCCATCCATCAGTACTGGAGCGGCGTAAAGCCGAAGCGCCGCGCATCCGCGACTTCGCCAAGGATGGACACTTGACCTTGGTTGAACGCATCGGTGACGACATTGAGGCGGTGGCACAACTGGTGGCGCAGGTCGAGCAGGCCGGCCTGCTAGATAAGGTCGGGCTGGACCCGGCCGGCGTCGGCGCGATCCTCGATGCGCTGGAGGCTGTTGGAATTCCGCGCGAAAAGATTGATGGCATTTCCCAAGGCTGGCGCCTGGGCGGAGCCATCAAGACTGCCGAGCGCAAGCTGGCTGAGGGTACGCTGCTACACGGGGGCCAGCCGATGATGGCCTGGTGCTGCGGTAACGCCAAAGTCGAGCCCCGTGGCAACTCGATCCTCATTACTAAGCAGGCCAGCGGCTCGGCCAAGATCGACCCGCTGATGGCGCTATTCAACGCTGTGACGCTGATGGCCCTCAATCCAGAGGGCCAGGGCGGCATGGAAAACTTCATGGCCGGCATTCGGGATCCACTGATCGCATGAACGCATTTCACTATTTCATCATCTGCGCGGTGTGCGGATTCGGCCTAGCCTGCGCGGGCGTCTGGATGCTCGCGGGCACGGGCTGGTCTCTGATCGCGGGCTCGGTCAGCCTGTTCAGCATTGCAGCGTTCATTCGCCGAGGGCTGAGCAGTGATTAAAACCCTCTCTCAAGCGCTCGGCACTGCAGCCGCCAAACCCTCGGCAAGCATGAGCAGTTGGCTGGGCAAGAGCATTCGGTTGTCGGACGGTGGGTTCTGGAGCGCCTTCTTGGGCGCCCAGTCCAGT